ATGCAATGGGTTACACCTTCAGGTGGTAGATTGTGGTTTTCTTATTTAGATAGAGAAGAAGATGTATTACGTTATCAGGGTTTAGCATTTACATGGATAGGCTTTGACGAACTTACACAGTGGCCTACACCTTTTGCTTGGAACTATTTAAGATCACGTTTACGTACTGCAAGTTCTAACTTACCTATCTTTATGAGAGCAACAACAAACCCCGGTGGAAGAGGGCATGCTTGGGTAAAGAAAATGTTTATTGATCCTGCACCTGCAGGTAATTCATTTTGGGCAACAGATATTGAAACAAATGAAACACTTAGTTACCCCACAGGACATTCAAAAGAAGGTCAACCACTATTTAAACGCAGGTTTATTCCTGCGAGACTATTTGATAATCCTTATCTTGCAGAGCAAGGTGATTACGAGTCTATGCTCTTGTCCTTGCCTGAACAACAAAGAAGACAACTTCTTGATGGAGATTGGGATATCAAAGAAGGTGCTGCGTTTACAGAGTTTAATCGTGATATACATGTCATCGAACCTTTTGATATACCGACAGCTTGGACAAAGTTTCGGGCATGTGACTATGGATACGGAAGTAAATCTGCAGTTGTATGGTTTGCTATTTCTCCTGACGAGCAGCTTGTTGTATATAGGGAGTTGTATGTTTCCAAAGTATTAGCTACTGACTTAGCCGATATGATATTGGAGGTAGAACAACATGACGGAACTATTAATTACGGTGTGCTTGATAGTTCTCTTTGGCATAGGCGTGGTGATACTGGCCCATCACTCGCAGAACAGATGATTCAAAGAGGATGTAGATGGCGGCCATCAGATAGGAGTAAGGGAAGTAGAGTAGCAGGTAAGAATGAAATACATAGACGATTACAAGTTGATGACTTTACAGAAGAACCAAGATTAGTATTTTTTAATAACTGTACAAATATAGTTTCTCAACTTCCCTCAATTCCTTTAGATAAAAAAAATTCAGAAGATATAGACACACAATCAGAAGATCACTTGTATGATGCATTAAGATATGGTATAATGTCAAGACCACGATTTAGTATTTTTGACTATGAACCTAATAAACAAAATCATGGGCATCAGATAGCAGATCAAACATTTGGGTATTAATATGGAAGATAATGACGAAGTTTTAGTTGATGATACATCAATGGCTCTAGAAGAGTCTGAAGATAGTAATATCAAAGTAATCTATCATATAATGGATAAGTATAAAAAGGCAGAAACCAATCGTGAACAAGATGAGATACGATGGTTAAAGTCTTATAAAAATTATAGAGGTTTGTATGATTCCGATGTACAATTTACTGAGGCTGAAAAGTCAAGAATATTTATTAAAGTTACTAAGACCAAGACACTAGCAGCCTATGGACAGATAGCTGATGTTTTATTTGCTGCGAATAAGTTTCCTATTACTATAGAGCCTACAGAATTACCTGAAGGAGTTATAGAAAGTGTTAGTCTTGATCCTCAAAAGCCTGAACAAGTTAAACGTGATCCTAACGAGAGTCCTTATGGATTTGCAGGAGATGGTAAAGATATACCTGCAGGTGCAACAGAACAAACTCTAATGGATAACTTAGGCCCCCTGAGTGAAAAGTTAAAAGATGTAGAAGGGCTAGAGCAAGGGGCAGGTAAAACTCCCACAGCTATAACCTTTCATCCTGCAATGATTGCAGCTAAGAAGATGGAAAAGAAAATACATGATCAGTTACAAGAATCAAATGCCAATACACATTTACGAAATACCGCATTTGAAATGGCATTATTTGGAACAGGTATTATTAAAGGCCCATTTGCTTTAGATAAAGAATATCCTAATTGGTCTGATGAAGGTGAGTATGAGCCATTATTTAAAACTGTACCTTTAGTATCCCATGTATCTATATGGAACTTCTTTCCAGATCCAGACGCAAACAATATGGAAGAAGCACAATACGTATTTGAGCGACATAAAATGTCTAGATCTCAACTGCGTGGACTAAAGAAAAGACCCTACTTTATATCTCAAGCTATTGATGATTGTGTTACTATGGGAGAGAACTACCAAAAACAATCTTGGGAAGATGATCTATCTGATTACACTAATTCTGAAGAGATTAATAGATTTGAAGTATTTGAATACTGGGGTATGCTAGATGTAGAAATGTTAGAAGAACATGGTTTAGATATACCTAAAGAACTAAAAGCCTACGATGAAGTACAGGTTAATGCGTGGATATGTAATGATAGATTACTAAGACTTGTTGTTAATCCTTTTAAACCTATGAAGATACCATACATGTCTGCACCCTATGAGCTTAATCCTTATAGCTTTTTTGGTATAGGTATTGCTGAAAACATGGATGATACACAGACTTTAATGAATGGTTTTATGCGTATGGCTGTAGATAATGCTGTACTATCAGGCAATCTACTTATTGAGGTAGATGAAACTAACTTAGTTCCCGGCCAAGACCTTAGTGTATATCCCGGTAAAGTCTTTCGTAGACAGGGCGGCGCTCCCGGTCAGGCTATCTTTGGAACTAAATTTCCCAATGTATCAAACGAAAACTTACAACTCTTTGATAAGGCTAGAGTCTTAGCAGATGAGTCCACAGGCTTTCCTTCTTTTGCACATGGACAGACAGGTGTATCAGGTGTAGGTAGGACAGCTAGTGGTATCTCTATGCTTATGAATGCTGCGTCAGGTGGGGTTAAGACTGTTATTAAAAATATAGATGACTATATACTTAGACCATTAGGTGAAGGTATGTTTAGATTTAATATGCAGTTTGACTTTGATCCTGAAATAAAAGGAGATCTAGAAGTAAAGGCAAGAGGTACAGAAAGCCTAATGGCTAACGAAGTACGTAGTCAAAGGCTTATGCAATTTTTGCAAGTATCCTCTAATCCTGCACTTGCACCCTTTGCTAAGATGGATTATATCATACGTGAAATTGCTAAGTCACTTGATCTTGATCCTGAGAAGGTTACAAATGATAAAGCAGAAGCAATGTTAGCTGCTGAACTAATGAAGAGTTTTCAACAGCAACAACCTCAACCACAAGGACAGCCTCCTGCAGGAGCAAACCCAAATGATCCAACAGGAGCAGGTGGGGGTACTATAGGTACAGGAGTTGCTCCCGGCCCACAAGAACAAGGATTTACAGGTAATGCACAACCACAAGGAACTCCTCAACCACCTCAAACCCCTATGCAATAATCCAAAGCTATGGGATGCGTTTGTTGAGTATTTAGAATATCATATAGAAAATAACATTAGAGTAATGGAACAAACAGATAATCAAGATCTGTGGAAAAGATCACAAGGATCATTAGCTATACTTAGAAAGCTACACTCACTTAGGGAAGAAGTAAATGTTAAAGAAATCTCGTAAGAAGGTTGGCAAACCCACAGGAGAAACAACAAAATCAGGTAGGCCTGTATATATAGATGATGATACAGGTGAAAGACGTTCAGAATTTTCTAGAACTATTAAATTAAAAAATGGTAAATGGATTAATATTCCTAGTATACATAATGGTCATTATTATACAGAAGATGAATTAAAAGAAGCTGTAGAAGATAATCGTATGATTCCTACTAGTGAACATGACAATTTTAATGAAGCTATAGCAGCTACAAAAAAAAGGAGTAAGGAATTGAAACAGGGTGGAGTATTAAAAGCACATCAAGGTACAATAGTAAATGGTCAGATAGTCTATCCACAGACTTCTCAAGCACCATCTGATCCCAACCCAATAGCTGATCCTTTTTTAACTGATCCTAACACAATTCCACCACAACAAATAACAACACCTATGATAAAAAAAGCTGCCGATATAGGACAAGAAAGTGTAATATATGAAAAACCTATGAGTGCATACGATCAAACGCATCAAGATGGGGGGCATAAAGTATTTACTAAAAATGATATGGGTGATCCTGCAGAAGATTTTGTTAAACATGATGATACTTCAGGACTTCATGGTAGTCAACCTGTTAAAAGTTATGATTTTTCAACAGTCAGTACTCCACTTCAAGGAGGAATGACACAAGCAAACTTAGAAGCAACAGGAAAAGCATCACAACCTGCAGAACAGAAACCACAATATACAAGTCTTAAAGAGTTTCTTAGTGGTAAAACTAATACCTTACAAGATTATTTAGATCAAAACAATAGAGCTAAATTAGTACAACAGTTTAGTAAGGATTTTAACTTAGATCAAAAAGGCAGAAACATAGCAATGCCTATGATAGAAAAAATGGAAAGTATAAAAGCAAAATATGAACCTAAATTGCTTGAGTTACAATTTAAACTTGAAAATAATCAAATTGATCCAAAAGAAGCTCAAAATCAAATGAATACTGTTTATGCGTTACAAATGGCAGAACAACAACAAGTAGGAAAAAACAATGCATCTTTAAGTCAAGACATAGCAATGCAACAATCTAATCTAGAAAAACAATTTGAAGATGCTTTTTTTAAACAGTATAAACCTGTAGGACAGGGAAATACAATCAGTAAACCAATGGCGTTCAATGAAGGTGGTACAGTTATGGAAGAACAAATGGAATTATTTGATGAAGGTGGTATGAAAGATGATGGTGGGGAAAAAGATCCTGTATCAGGAAATGATGTACCATCAGGATCAATGGCAAAAGAAGTACGAGATGATGTGCCTGCTATGGTTAGCGAAGGTGAATTTATTTTTCCTGCAGATGTAACACGCTTTATAGGTTTAAATAATTTAATGGAAATGCGACAAGATGCTAAGATGGGATTAAAGAAAATGGAAGCTATGGGTCAGTTAGGTAATCCTGAAGATGCTGACCTTCCTGATGATATTCCATTTGATGCTGCTGATATTCTTATTATGAGTGATATGGAAGAAGAAGAAGAAGTTGAAAAGAAAGCACAAGGCGGTGTATTTGGATATCAAGAAGGAACTGCAGGGCCTGAAGCAGCAGATAAGTATTTTAATATACAGAAAGAAGCAAACAAACAATACGCTAAAACATATGCATATTATAAAAATGATGCAGGTGATATGAAAGCTATACTGACTGACTATAGAGGACAGCCACTTGAACCTGTGCCATCTGGATACAAGCTTATGTTAAATGAAGATGGATCTCCTGT